CCTGGGAGAGAATGGAGTACGTGCCACCAAGCGTGGCCTCCAACTGCTCTGCCAGTAGCCTGATCTCTTCTGCGGTGACCCGCTCTGCTTGTCGCTGGATGGAGGAGGTAAGGAGAAACGCCTTCTGCAACCTCCGCTCGATCTTGTCCATCACCGACTCAGCGGTACGGAAGTCAGCGAACTTGTTGACCTGTAGGAACTGGACATCGTCAGCGTTGCCCGCTGCGAAGCCACCGTTCTTGGTCTTGTTCAAGTCCTTCAGTCTGGTCGAGCCGTTGGGTCTCACCAGGCCGATGACACGAGACGCTGCTGCTGCACCCTCCACGATGGCTTTGCTCAAGCCTTCCAAGGATCGCAGATCACCCATCCTCTCTTCACCCAGTCCTCGGCCATAGCTTTCCTTGCTGACCTTGGAGAACCGGAGGGGGAGGTAGGGGAGGGACTCTTCTGTAAACGTCCCCACCGTCTCTGGGATCTCACATCCCTCGATCTGCTGGGAGATCCTGAACTTCCCGTCAGGTAGACGACAAGCCCCTGTGTAGATCTCCACCTCCTTGTCACTCGTCAACTGAGCACCACCGTCACCCATGTGAGATGACAGGTGCTTCTGGATGTGCTCCATCGCCAGTGGCGGGAGAGTCCCAGGGTTCACCATCTCCTTGGTGACGATGATCTCCAGGGAGCCCATGGAGTCCCGCTCCACCACGTACTGATCCAGGTGGTAGAGACGGATGTCGGCTGACTCACCCTTCCCAGCTCTGGGGAGATAGAGCAACCCGTTGCCGGCAACGATCAAGTGCTTCAAGCACTCGAAGATCGTGACACGCAACGCTCTCTGCTCGACCGCGAGCATGACAGCGTTCTCTGTCGAGATCAGGCTCTGCTCAATCTCATCTAACACCCTGCTCCTGGTCTCTTGGCCTGAGTCTCCCAAGGACTCACTCAACTGTTCGAGCGCGTACTCGTCAGGCTTCAGGCGGAAGAAGGGAGCGTTTGGTGGGAACAACGTGAGCAGCAGTTTGGACGCAAGGTTCGACACACCCTCCGCACCCACGCTCTGATAGGGGGTGGGGAGGTCTGTGTACCCAGCGGTGTGACCTTCACGAGTGAGGAGGTACGGGACCGTCAACGCGGAAACCTCCCGCCCTCTCTCAAGGAACGGGCGACGACGGTTTTCGAGCTTCATGTATCTCGCTCGAAGGTCGTACTCAGTGGTTTCCATCATCCTCTCCCTAACCGATGTTCACATCACTGTAGGACTGTCGCGCTGGTATCCGGGTGTTAGTCCTCCGACTACGTCGCCCACTCCTGCTCTGTGATTGTTGCGGAGGAGGCGAAACAGGTTGAGGTGCTTCAGGTGGAGGTGGGGGCGGCGGCGGAATCTTGGGAGCCTTCGGCCCAGGGAAGCACATAGGGAATCCTCACATCATGGTCTTGCGTTGCTCGTCCATCACTTGTTTCAGGAACCGCAACACATCTTGTTGACCGGCCTCAAAGTAGATTTGCCGGGAACTTGTCGTCCAGTCATAGGGAGTCCTTGGGTACATCTTCTCCAAGGCTTTCAGGAACTCTTCAGTGACTACGGGAAAGTCAGTTATTTCCATAGGGTGTGTCTGATCCGTGTGTTTCTGGGTCTTGATCCATCCAAGCATCCAGGATCGTCGCATAGTTGATTAGGTCGATGATGGTGTCGCGGAAACGCTCGTCTCTCACCTCCGGTGAACGCCGGATAAGAGTGGCGAGACGAGCAACTTTGTCAGTGAGACGCACAAGGATTCCCTGCTCCGTTGTGCAGATCCCGAACGCTTCTGCCTTTGTGAAGTTACTGAACACACCACCGTCACCACCTCCGTCGTTGGTGTAGTCAGCGTTCTTCTTGACCATCAAATCTCGTGCGAGTTGACACAAGAGTTCATGGTGAGCGACGAGCTGCTTCACTTCAAACTCGTGATCACTGCTTGCGATCAGTTCGGGGTCCACAGCAGTTCTCCTGTATCTATGTCCATGTCACCGTGACGAAGGATGCGTGCCATGACTGCCATCTGCATCGCAAACGCCTTGGTCTTCTTGGCCTTTTGGTATGCCTCTTCCACGGCACCCCACCTCTTGTCAGGTTCAACACCATCAAGGATCTTCTTGGCCTTGACTGGCCCCACGCCTGGACAACCAGGGTAGCCGTCCGTCGTGTCCCCACTCAGGGCTTGCATCAAGTGGTTGTAGTCCGCTTCTTCCTCCGTGATCCTCGTGGGTGTTTCATCCTTCGCAGGGTTGAACAGCACACACGGCAACGTCTTCATGTCCTTGTCTTCTGACACGATGATCCGCTCCCCGAAGATTGGGCCCAAGAGTGAGTGAAGAGGTTGGGTTGCCAGAATCCCAAGTACGTCGTCTGCCTCAAGCGTGGGGAACCCAACGCACTGGTAGGTGTGGGCCGCCCACTCCTTCAGCGCCGGGTAGCACACGGGCTTACGCTTACTCTTCCGGTTGGCCTTGTACGCAGGGTAGAAACGCTTTCTCCAGTTCGCTTTGTCAGACACAGCGAAGACAAGGTGAGCAGGCTCGAACCTCTCATGGAGTTCCTTCATCTCAGTAGAGAGGATGGTCTTCGCCTTTGCGAAGTCTGCGTGCAAAGTCCAGTGGTCTTCACCCCAGTCCACCTCGTACTCAGACACAGCACTCGCCTGGTACAAGTAGATGTCCCCGTCTACCAACAGCGTTGGCTTCATCGCTTCTCCTAATGTGTGTATGCCCAGGACGGACCAACCTTGTACTCCGCAGACAACGGGCACCGGAAGTTGAGGGAAGTCCCTGCTGCTCTCACAGCAGCAACACTCGCTTCACCCACTTGCTCCGCTAAGTTCTCAACCACCTCCAACTGGAACTCATCATGGACATGAGCAACGTGGTAGTAGTCTCTGCCGTGGATGATCCCCGCGCTTCGTAGCCCCGTCTCCAGCACCACCGTTGCCTGCTTCATGATCACCGCTTCAGCAGCACTCAGCAGGTAGTTCAGAGCAACCCTGTACGAAGGGATTGGGATGCGCCCACCGTGCAAGGTGAAGACAAAACCCTTCTTCGCCGCAACCTTCAGTTTCGCTTTCAGGTCTGACAACCCTGGGAGGTTCCGCTCGAACTGCTCAGCCAACCTCTTACCAGCAGCAGCGGCGACCTCCTTCGGCTCCGACAACGGAACACCACAGAATGAGTAGCCACGAGTCGTGTCAGCCTGGCCGAACAAGTAAGCGTAAATAAAGTTCTTGGCCTGTGACCTGGTCGAGAGTCCCGCAGCCTCCTGGTTCGCGGTGTGCGGGTCACCCTCAGTCACTACCTTGATGTAGTTCCCGTCGTCGTAAGGCTCCAGGTAGTGAGCGAGGGATCGGAGTTGACTCCCCGCGCAATCAGCACCAACGATCAGGTAGCCATCACGGGCGACGAAGAGGTTGCGGCACTCCCAGCCGTAAGGGGAGTGCGTCTTCCCCTCACCGAACGTGCGGCAAGGCTTCACCCCACAAGTCGGACACACCTTTGTCACTTGAGCAAGATTCGGGGAGAAGTGCTTACACCTGGTGTGAGGTGTGCCTATCGACACCACCCTCCCGTGTATCCTTCCGTCCTCTCCCAAACTCTTGAGCCACGATCCCTTCCCTTCATCAAGGGAGGCAATCCGCTTCTGGATGGTCAACGACTCCGCTAACTGCTTGGCCTCCGGGTACTCGATAGACGCAAGCACACCCTCGTCAATCTTCACCTGACCCGATGCGGTGTAGTCCTTGGGCTTCCACCCATACTTCTCGGTCAAGTGCCACGCGATCTGCTGCCTGGAGTTGGGGTTGAAGGGAACTTCCTTCTCCCTCCTCAACTTCCGCTTGGGGGTGAAGCTCACCTCCACCCTGGGAGGGAAGAGAGTCTTCAACTCATCCTGCAACTCGGCACGCCGGGTCTGCAACTCACGTAGCAGTTCCATCGCACCCTCCCGGTCAAACCCGAAGCCGGCACGTTCCTGGGCAGCAAGGATGCACGAGAATCGGTGCTCCAGATCCACAGCATGTTGACTGGGTTTCTTCTTCACCAGGTGCTCACAGAGCAACGCGGTGACACGCACATCCTGGACACAGTATTCCAGCATCTGGAGGTCAAATACCGTCCAGTCAGTGCGGTCAATCCCGTAGTCACTCTTGTGCTTCCCGATCCGCCAACCCCAGGCTTCCAGCTTGTGCCTACCCCGGAGACGGTGAGGGAAACTTGGGTGACGCTTCGCCAATGCCTCGTCTTCTGTCTTGATGTCGGGGTAGACCAGGCGACCCACCACCTGGGTGTCGTAGAAGTTCCCGTGGAACCGCCAGTCAGGGTAGAGGTGGAGGATGGCCGGAATGTCGAACGCAATGATGTTGTGGCCGATCAAGGCTTCAGCTTCCGCCAGTTCAGCCAGCCCCTGATCCAGAGGCAACACCTCCAGTTCACTCCCATCCACCACGTAGTTCGTCTCCGGGTGGATGTAGACCCTCTCCTCCTTGGTGTCTACGTCCAGGGTGACAAGGCAGTGGATCGTCTTCATCGTTTCGATGAGTCCGTCCGTCTCGATGTCGAAGACCAGGCGACTCATTTGTACCTCTTCCCGCACCAGGCACAGTGGACTTTGGTCCCCGACTTCATCCGACCAGAACGGCCACAACGCACACACGGCTTAGAACTCTGCATCACCCCGCCTCCCCACTTCTTCCTCTGCCTGTTCACACTCGGACATCCGACCCGTGTCAGGGTCGTATTGCATGTACCCACCAATCCCGGTGAACCCTGTCCACCGGCACTTCAACACCCGTAAGGTGGAGACGTTCGGGTTGTCACCCTGCTGGTCACGCTCCAGACCAATCACCGTGTTGCTGAGTTGACCTATCGCACCTGAGCCCCGGAGCTGGGCAAGGGTTGTGCGCCCACCCTCCTCGTGCGGTGTGCCATGGGGACGCTTGAGGTGGCTGACAAGGATCAGGTGTAGCCCCGTCTCTTCAGCCAGCGAGGTGAGCTTGGTCATCAAGTTGTCGATGATGCGCCGCTCGTCACCACCGTCGAGGCCAGAGATGACGATGGAGATGTGATCCAGGATCACCACATCACACTCCAGACCACGACTCATGTACCTGATCTTGGAGATGAGGTTGGCCGACTCAAGTGAGCCGAAGTGGTCGTAGAAGTAGACGTTGTCCTTCCCGACAACTCTGTCCCACGCTTCCTGGAACCCCTCCACCTCCTCCGGGTCTTCGTCAAAGTGCAGACGCTGGCACAACTCAAGACCAACCAACCCCAGGGCGGCACGAGCTACCGACTCCTCCAGAGCGATGTAGCCAAGCCGTAGACCCTGTTTGATCACGCAGTAGGCGATCTCCCTCACCAACTCCGTCTTCCCCATCCCGCTACCAGAGGTGATCGTCGTCACCTCACCACACCGCAACCCACGGGTGGCCTGCTCCAGACCATGATGGGGAAACCCACCGATGGTCAGTGCGTTGCGTTGTGCCCTCACCTTGGCTAACGCTTCATCCCCACCGACGATGCCGTCAGGCCGATACACCTTGGCCGACCACATCGCATCGATCATCTCCTTGGTCTTGTTGGATGTGAGGCAGTCGCTCGCATCCTTAAGTGGGAGGGTGGCGATCTTCGCCTTGCCTGGGGTAATGAGCGAAGCACAGTCACGGGCTGCAGCGACACCAGGCTCATCCTGGTCGAACATGAAGACGACAGACTCATAGGTCTCCAACCACTCCAGCGAGCGTTGGATCGCCTTCTTCGCTGACTGCGCCCCGTTAGGTACAGAGACGACAGGCCAACGGTTCTGCTGCACCTGTGACAGAGAGAGTGCATCCAGCTCACCCTCAGTGACCACCACCATCTTCCCACCGTCTCGCCACAGGTGGTCACCGAACAAGGTCATCGCTTTGGCATCGCCAAGGATCTGGAAACGCTTGTCCTGGAAGCGGACCTTCTGCGCTACAGGCTTGCCCTGGCTGTCACAGTAGGTGGCAACGTGGCAGGGCTTCCCCATGTAGGTGGCGACACCGTACTTCCACTTGCGACAGGTCTGCTCAACCAGCCCCCTTGCGGGTAGGTCAACAAAGTCGGGAGAGAGGAGTGCAGGATTGTGGAACGTGGTAACGGATGAACTGGTCGTGTTGCGGTCCGTCCCTGTGTGCTTGTCACAAGAGAAACAATGGGTGTGCCCGTCGCTGTAAACAGCATTTGCGTCGGACGACCCACAACTGTCACAAGCCTCGTGACGGAGGAACTCTCCACTCTCTTGCACCACCCTCTCCCCATGTCAGTTCGCATCGAAGTCACTCAACGTGACCTCAAGCTCTCGCGGTTTCCAAACTCGCCTCGTCGTAGTCGGGCTCTGCTTCACCTTCCGCCAACCGTGGATGGTGATGCGCCCACCTGTCGCAAGCCACGCCTTCGCCCTTGGCTCTGCCAGGATCTTGTGAAGACGGGAAGACACGTTGCTGCCACTGGTCGTCTGCACTATCAGGTGTGGCTCCCCGTCCTTCATGGCGATGATGTCGCCAAAGTTCCACAGGTCGAGACGACGCTTGGTCTGAGCTATCCACTTCTCGACCACCCACGGGTCCCAACCCTGCTTACGCAACAGAGCCATGCTCCGCTGTCCTGGCCCTGCCATCAGAAGTCGAAGCTGGTGTCGCCGGCTGTCTGACCTTCAGCGGTGGTCACCGTGGCAGTGGAGGGTTGACCGACGAAGCCGTCCTCGACAACGTCAAACCCCTCAACCGGGTCACCACCCCAGGTCTTGAGTTCCTTCACCTGAACCGTCTTCAACCGCAGGGAGACACCCGCTCCCAACTGGGGGGTGAACCACCCGTAGGCTTGTGCGCTGAACCTGATGACGGAACCACCACCCACGTCTACGTGGATGACCTGCTTGCTGCTGTCGATCACCACCGGACGGTTCTCCCAGGTCTTCCCCGTCTTCTGGCTCCGACCAACAGCCGCCAACTTCGCACTCACCTCTATGCTGCCGGTGAGCTCTCCGGTGTCCGGGTCAGCGTCATCACGCCACCCCTTCGTCGCACCCTCGATCTTCTTCGCCTTGGCAGGGTCCTTACCCTTCTGCCTCATCTCCTGGTCACGCTGCGCCTGGTGGAAGGCGAGGTTGCGGGAGAAGAGGTCATCCAACGATGCGGTGAAGTTCTGGGTGGCCTGGTCGTTGGGGTCGAGGAGGAGCTTGACGCTGTACTCCCCGTCCTCCTTGAACCTGGTGTCAGGCTCGCTCAGTTTCGGGTACTTCGCCACTCCGAACGGGCTGACGATGTTGTCGATCATCGGGGCTCTTGTCGTCATCACTCTCTCTCTCCTTGGTCACGCAAAAAAGTACTTGCTCGCCAGTACAGAACGAACATCGAGATCCCCTCTGGGGGGAAGGTCAGGAAGAATCACATCACTTGGTAGTCCGCTCAAAATCTCATCTGCAAAGTCTTGAAGCAGGTCACCGCTGAAGACATCGGCTACCACCTCCCTGATCACAGTGGCAAGGGAGGCAGCATGAGACGCATGGACACCGAAGCTGTCATGCACAGCGACGAAGTCCCGTATCCCTTGGTCCTGACACCGGCACAACGTCAACGCCAGGATCGCTGCGTCCAGTGAGTGGATGAAGTTGGGACTGATCCCGTTACGTTGCCGGCGACGAGAGATGGCATCACCGTCCAACTTCACCCGGTGCTTCACGATCCTGTCACCAAGGATCGTCTTTATCCGAACGAGGTGCTCCTTGCGGTACTCC